ATGTTTCTGCCCTTTTCAAACTCGCTAATCGTCACGACCCACTTTGACGGCGAGATGTCCATGCTCGCCGACCGGCATTATTCGCGGCGCACCGTTGGTGCGCGGCAGTTCATGTATTCAGGCCGAAAGATCGTGATTCGCAACACCGAAGGGACGGTCCTATTCGGCTGGCTTTGGGCGGATGACGATAAGCGGATGGACGGGCAGACCGGTTACGGATGCTCCATTTTCCGCAATGAATCAGCCCGGCTAAGTTCGGACATCATTCTCGAATGTGAGCGAATCGCCCTCGGCAAATGGGGTCCGAATCGCATGTACACCTACGTAAACCCCGGCAAAATTCTTAGCGTTAATCCCGGTTCCTGCTTTAAGCAGGCCGGATGGAAATTCCTCAGACGCGCGAAAGACGGCAAACATTTACTGGCGAAGGAGCAAGCATGAGCACCGATGTGATTTTGTATCCGCCAATTCCAGGACCGGACGGCGCAAAGGTTTCCCGCTACGAGAACGTTGCGAGCATTGAAACCGAGCACGTCGGGCACGCATGGTTCACATTCGTTGATGCGGACGGAGACACCCACCACACTACCCTGCCTTTTGAAATCATCGCGAGGGGCAAGAAACCATGACCGGCCTCGATCCCAAAACCATTCTCGAATGGATTCGCGCCGCAAAAGCCAAAGGCGTCGGCCTTGAAGTCGAGACGAAACGAGAACCTATCGGCGCAATCATCGTGCGCAGCGTAAACGGCGAAGTCGGAGAATCCACTCTTCACACCTACGGAGATGCGATAGCAGAGTTCTTAGAGGAACAAGAGAAACGCTGTACTCGCTGCCAGTCGCCCGCGCCTCATCTGCATCCTGCGATGCAATCTGAAGGAGAAGTTCAACCGTGTAACGACCCTTTTCATCTGCGAGTTACGCCAGAGAATACGCCGGACAAAATCGCACGCGCACAGCAGTATTCCGGCGAATGCATTAGTTCGTTGATGTCCACCGTGGAACAGATGGAGAAGAAGGCGTCATGAGTTGCAACTATCAAGGGTACGAGTTCGGAGCCGGTGCTTACCCGGATTCTGTTTGCATCGGCGGCAGGCTGTTCGATGCTGACAACTGCGACGATAAAGGCAATCTCTACGAGCCGACAGAAGAGATTCCCTGCCCGATGTGCAACGAGGCCGGAGCCGTCGAATACTGGACTCAGCAGCACATGTCGAGCCAAGGATGGCCGCGCAAGCACGCCATGGTAATCGCAAAGGGCCCTAGTCAAAAGCATTCGCCGTAACCGGGAGAATGGAACCGAACCTTGGAAAGATTGGGAAAACGCCGGACCTCAGCTAGTCCGATGGGCAACCGACAAATTCGACAAAGAAAAAGTAGAACAAATCACCATGGAAAGGCGTTGCCTCATGATCCTCGAAATCACCAAAGACGAACGGCTTCTCATTCTCCGGCATCTTCTCGCCGGTACTCCACTACATGATCCGCAAGTAACGGCGCTGGTAAACCGGCTTATTGAAACGCGAGAGGCTTCGAATGGAACGTCCGCGCCAGCGCAGCCGAGTCTGAATCTTGCGCCCGGCGAACCACTTTGGGATAAGCCGAAAGAAACGAACCAGCCGCAACGCGCTCAAGAAAGCCCCGAACCTAAACGAGATTGGGAAAACGCCGGACCTCAGCTAGTCCGATGGGCAACCGACAAATTCGACAAAGAAAAAGTAGAACAAATCACCATCACGCCAATGGGCGCAAAGCGGGACGACTTGTTTAAGGCTGGCAAGAAAGTTCCCCGCATGAGCGTGTCCTGGCAGTCTCCAAAAGTTCGCGGATACAACTACGCCACAGTGTGGGACGAAAAGTTATTTCCTTGGGTCGCAAACCGATTGAAACAAGAGACGGTGTTTTACGTGGTGAACAAAGGGAAGTTTACGGACGTGGTTGGAGTGAAAGCGTGAGCAAGATCGTGCTCGGCGATGCGGCCGGCAAAGCGCTAAAGATTGACCTGGACGTGTTGATCACGACTCGCCTGCTAATCCAGGCGAATTCAGGTGGCGGAAAGTCATGGCTGTTGCGCCGTCTCGCCGAGCAATTCTTTGGGAAAGTTCAAACCATCATCATCGATCCAGAAGGCGAGTTCTCTACCCTGCGCGAAAAGTTTGGTTACGTTCTAGTTGGTGAAGGTGGCGAAACTCCCGCCGACGTGCGATCTGCCGCGATGCTCGCCGAGAAACTTCTGACGTTGAAAGCGTCTGCTATTTGCGACGTGTATGAAGCCTTTCGTTCTCGACCACTGGACCGGCGCCAGTGGGTTCGCCATTTTCTGAATGCCCTACTCGATGCGCCGCGCTCGCTGTGGCATCCGCTGATTGTGATCGTTGACGAGGCTCATAAATTCTGCCCACAGGAAACTCCGAAAGCTGGAAACCAGTTGGACCGGGAAATTATCGGCGGTTGCAAAGACGCGATGATCAGCCTCAGCACCACTGGCCGCAAGCGTGGATTCTGCCCGATCTGGGCGACGCAACGACTCGCGAAGCTGGACAAAGACGCGAGCGCCGAGTTCTTCAACCGCCTGGTCGGAATGACGATTGAAGACGTGGACGTTGACCGCGCCGCGGACCTGATGAGCGTGTCGAAGGAGGACAAGCACGACTTTCGCACGTCGCTCCGGAACCTCGCGCCCGGCCAGTTTTATGCGTTCGGCCGAGCCATCACGACCGAGCGCGTTTTGGTCACGGTCGGCGACGTTGAAACGAAGCATCCTGAGAGCGGCAATGCAAAAGCTTCTGTAGCTCCACCGACTCCCGAAGAGGTAAAAGCCTTCCTACCCCAGCTCGCCGATCTGCCCAAGGAAGCGGACGACCGCGCAAAGAGTCTCGCTGAATTGCAGCGCGAAAATAAGGCGCTCAAGCAACAGGTGAAAGCAGCCGAGAAAGGCGTTCCGAAGCCCGTCACGGTCGCGGCCAAGGTTGACCCGAAAGCAACCGAGCGGGCAGTTCGAGAAGCGACGACGCCCCTGCGGAAGCAACTTGAGGCAATCCAGCGCGGCGCAAAAGAAGTCTGCGGATATCTCTACAAGGCAAACGTCAAGCTTGGAGAAATTGCCAGCCTGGAATTGCCGAAGCTCGAACCGCTGAAATTGTTGCCGCAGGAACAATGGCCGAAGCCCGCACAAACCAAAGAGCGAGCCATCCCGGTCCGCCCAGCGCGCGAAGTAGCCGAATCAAATGGCGACCCGTCACTTCAACGTGGCCCGCTCGCTGTTTTGAAAGCCGTCGCTCAATATCCCGATGGCGCAGCCCGCGATCAGATTACCGTGCTCACCGGGTACAAGCGCTCGACTCGTGACGCCTACCTGCTTCGCCTAGCTCAATGCGGATACGTGACCGAAGGTGGGAACGGAATGCAAGTGACAGAGCACGGCATTGCTGCTTTGGGCGCGAACTTTGAGCCACTACCGGTTGGCGATGAGTTGCGGGAATACTGGCGCAACCGCTTGCCAGAGGGCGAGCGCAAGATTTTTGAAGTATTGGTTGAGAACTATCCAGATTCGGTTTCCAAGGACAAGATCAGCGATCTTACCGGCTACAAACGATCAACTCGCGACGCCTACCTTCAGCGGATGGCGTCGAAGCGCCTGGTCGAAGATGCCGGCAGAGCCGCAGCACGCGCCAGCGACAACTTATTCGACGGAGCAGCATAAATGTTCGCAGAACAGAAGATCACGATCAAGTCCGGCGAAGGCAAGAATTTCTTCGAAGCAACCGTGGAGCTTAACGCCATGGCAGGCAAGCAAGAAATAGACGCGTCCATGGCTGGCTTGCGAGCGATGCAAAAAGATCGAATGGAGTGGGCGGCACGAAACATCGACACGCCGAAAAAATAACTATGGCAAAGATCAACAAACTCGCCCTTGTCCGAATGACTCTCCGGCACTGTATCAAGGAATTGAGCCTGGAAGAAAAGCTTTGCGTGTTAGCCGACATCAACTGCCCCCTGTCCGACGGGAGTGGGATTCGATGGTTCGGCGGAGTTTATGGGAGTGGCGCGTCCGGCTTGGACCAAGGAATCTACGGACACATGACCACCTTCCGGCGAATGTGTGATTTGTGGACGAAGCTGAAAGACTGCGGCGCCAACCTTCGCGACGAAGAAATTGCGATCCGTAATTTGCTGTGGGAAGAAATTCCCGAGCCGCAGAGGCCGGATCTTCTCGACGTGGATTCGCTTAATTCAGCCGATACCCCGCTTCCCGGAAGTGATTCCGCGAAACGTCCGCAGGCGGTTGTTTCCGAGCCGACACAGCTCAAGCTTGCCGTCAATTCTTACAACGGCCCCTATGCGCCGAAAGACCCGAAAGCGGGATTTTCTATATGAGAACTGTATTTGAGCACCCCGTCGTCGCGTGGATTGTTGTCGCGGTTTCGCTGCCTTTCATTTATCCCTACATCGTCGTGCGCATGGCTGGATTCGCTGTTTGGCACTGGCGCGACCTATGGAGCTACATGCAGGAAGAGGAATAGATGACCTGGTACGAGTGGGTACTTCTCTTTGCCGCGGTTTTCGTCGCAGTGGCAGCCATTTTGTTTATTTCGATGGAATTGTCGCGGGACGAACCGGACGATCACAGCCACGGAGGATGCGAGTAATGCTCAATAAGCGAGAAGTAGATCAGTTCCTCAATATCAGCGGGAAATTCATCGTCCGCAGCATCACGAGCGGCGACAAGTCCGGCCCCACTCGCTTTTCATTTGTGCGGGATGCGAATGGCAACCTCTTGCGCTTCGACAGCCAGATATCGGCAGACAAATGCGCGACGGAACTTACCGCAAAGCATGCAAGCGGCTCTGCTACGTGGTCCCGCTATTGAACCGAGCCGGAACGCTTCCACAGCAGTTACGAATGGAGCGCATGACTAAACCTTTCAAACTTCGCCGCGGTGAATTCTGCCGTATCCACAGTTCTTACTTTTGCTGTGGACGCGAAGCCCCGTCGCGCCGAAGTTCGCGAATTGCGTCCCGGCGACAAAAAGCCCCGAATAGCAAGTGGACTTTCGTAGGCAGAGGGATTTGGAGAATTCCAGACCTACACCATTTTCGCGGATATCGAGAACGCCGCAATGACGCCGCTATGCACGAACTGGTAAAGCAGAAAATCTCCGAACAGCACAATTGCTGCGCGATCTGCCACGAAGAATTCACCGACTCTTCGCAAATCGTAGGGGAACACAAAGAACCTAAAGGCATGGGTGGAGCGCGGCGCGACGATCACCCAGACAATATTCAGGCGGCCCATTCTTATCCGTGCAACATCCAGAAAGGCTCTAGGAGGATTGCGTCATGAGTTCCGCAACCCCGCCGCGATCAAAGCTTCGAGACAATGCCCCGCGCATGTGGAATCTGATTCGCCGATTCGTTGAATGCGAATGTTCGCAAACTTCATACGCCGACCTTAAAGGTTCGCAATCAATGGATATCCCGGTTGAATTTTTAGCCCTCTGCGAATTCGCAGAAGAAATGGGAGTAAATCTGCCATGAGAGAAGACACCATAACTCGCCAGATTCAGGAAAAGTACACCGCCGAAGAGTTGGCCGACCGGGCAAAGAATCTCGCGGGCAAACTCGCCGACCTGGAAACCGTTGCCTCTGACAAGAAGGCCGCAGACGCCACTTTCAACGAGCGCAAAAAGGTTTTGGAAGCGGAAATCGAAACCATTTATCGCCAATACAACAAGGGCTACGAATTGGCCCAAGTTGGTTGCGATATCCGCTACAACGATCCCTCACCAGGCCAGAAATCCATTTACCGGATGGACACACACCAGCATGTCGAAACCGTTGACATGTCATGGGAAGAAAAGCAGGAAGAGCTTCAATTCAACCTCAACGCGCCGCTCGAAGGACAGCCGCAACCGAGCGACGACCAGGTTAACGACATTCTCGGCGAAATCGCGAAGGATACGGACGCGATTATTCCGCCGCCGACCGATGTTCCACCAGACGCGGAAGCAGAGGCAAACGACTAAATGCCGTTCCGTCGCAATCACCGCACTAAACACTCGAACAAGATCAACCCCAATTGGTCCGGCGGCCCACGCTACGCCATTCCGTACCGAGAGCAAGCGCCAGCCAGCCTTACTGAATTCGACATGTTAGTTGAGAAGCGCCGCTTACAGAACCGGGAGAAAGACTGGCCTTCAGATCCATTGCTTCACTTATTCGCAAAGCAGAACAGGAACAGCCGGTACGTGCCGGAATGGCTTTTAGAGAAGTGGGGAATGGAAGTGAAGATTCATGAAGGGGCGGGAATTTGAAGGCCCGGAGCTTTGGTAAATGCCCCTAACTTACGAAGATTTTCTCCGCTCTAAAGTAGTTGACCGTCCCTTACTGTGCCCTGAAGATGGGAAGAAAAGGCTACGGAGTTGAGTTAAACGCGAGCTATTTCCGGGATGGAGTTTATTACTGCGAATCAGCAGAGAGAGAAATAAGTACCCCGACTTTGTTTGATCTGACGGAGGTTGCGGGATGACCCTTCAGGAATGGACGCAAGCTGTCATTGCGGAACTAAAATCCGCTGGCTTCGAAGCGGCCGAGTATCAAGGATTTCCGATGGCAAACACCCCGCCCGACGCGGAAAAGTATCGCTTCCTTAAATTTCGCACAACACTCCCGGCCGATCGCACGATCTACGCCGAAGGAGTTCTGTTTACCCCGGCAGGTTTGAAAAAATGACAAAGACTTCGATTGAATGGACACACCGCCCGCAGACTGGCGGCGAAAAGGGCGGTTACTCATGGAATCCTATCCGCGCACGTCGCAAATCGAACGGCAAAGCCGGATGGGCCTGTACTCATGCTTCCCCAGGCTGCATTAACTGCTACGCCGAAAGCATCAACAAGAGATTCGGTACTGGACTCGCGTTCAACGTTCCATCGTTGGATCAGGTGGAATTGTTTATTTCCGAAAAGATTCTCCAAGAGCCGCTGCGACTAAAGAAACCCGCAACGATCTTTGTCGGAGATATGTTCGATTTGTTTCATGAAGCGATCACCGACGAGCAAATCGAAGCGGTTGTCGCGGTTGCGGCGCTCTGCCAGCAGCACACGTTCCAATTCCTAAGCAAACGTGCCGACCGCCTGCTTCGATGGTTTCAAGAGAACAATGGCCCGATGGAGACATGCGAACAGGGAGTGCAGCGTCGTAGTGAATTTATCGGAAAGATTGTTTGGGATGGTCGCGGTAGTCAACCGCATCTGTATTTCCGCGCAACCGCCGAATCCGTCGCTAATCGCAGAGCGTGGCCCGGCTGGCCCTTGCCTAATTGTTGGTTCGGCGTCTCCGTCGAATCCCAGAAGTACGCCGACGAAAGAATTCCTTTGTTGCTCCAAACACCGGCAGCAGTGAGGTTTTTAAGCGTAGAGCCGATGCTGGAGAAAATCACATTTGACGAACGCCTTGGGCCTGGGAATCGCCCGTGGCTAAAAAAAGGTTGCCACTACGCAAGCGACGGATTCGTGATGGACGTTGCTCACTCGTGCGAAGAAGACTGCACCAGTATTGATTGGGTTATCTGCGGCGGGGAATCAGGCCCTAAAGCGCGGCCGTTCAATCTCGCCTGGGCTGAAAACCTGCTTCAACAATGCAAAGAAGCGGGAGTCCCGTTTTTCATGAAGCAGATGGGCAGCAATCCCTACCTTTACAACGAGGACGCAAAGATGCGGTCAATTCGAGATCGCAAAGGCGGCGACATGAACGAATGGCCCGAATGCCTAAGGGTAAGAGAGTTTCCGGCGTGAAACCGCTGGCCATTGATTTGTATTGCGGTCTTGGCGGATGGGCAGAAGGCCTTCTAGCAGAAGGATTCCGCGTAATCGGCTTCGACATCGAACGCCACGATTACGGAACCGGACCTTACCCGGCACAGCTTGTCATCCAGGACGTTCTTACGCTTCATGGCTCACAATTCAAAGACGCCGCGTTAATTGTCGCGAGTCCGCCGTGCCAGGCGTACAGCTATCGGGCAATGCCGTGGAAACGAGCGAAGGCTTTACCGCCGCCGGATAATTCACTTTTTGAAGCGTGTTTCAGAATTCAGCGGGAAGCGATTCGCGCCACCGGGAGAGAGTGTCCTGATTGTGATACCGGCTGGCCAGAGGGTCGCATGTGTCTGAATTGTCGCGGAGTCGGAGCCATTAACACCCGCTACATTCCGCTGATCGTTGAGAACGTCAGAGGAGCGCAGAAGTGGGTAGGGCGGGCGAAGTGGCATTTTGGAAGCTACTACCTTTGGGGAGATGTGCCAGCGTTGATGCCGATAACGTTGAGCGCGGCGAAGGTTTCAGGATCCCGGTTTGACGGGAGCGGACGCTCGTTTCAGACCGCAAGCGTGGAAGCACAGAAGCGCAATCCAGACGGTACCGAGCATGGACCAGGCTCATGGTTCAAGATCGCAGACTCTAAAAATCGGGGCGCTCGATCGGAAGCGGTGAAAGTCCCCGGCATAAGCTTTAACGCTTCCAAGGCTGTGGGCTTCAACGTCACAGCAGCGCAGAGATACCGGGAAGGCGTGAAGAATGAACACGGCGGATCGTGGTACGGAAATTATCAGGACGCGAAAGCCGCGGGCAAACTCGCAACCGGGCGCGGCTTCTCAAGTAAGCCCGACTCCCGCAAGGCTGCTTCCGCTCAAATCGCGAAGATTCCGTTTCCCCTTAGTCAACATATTGCGAGAACTTTCAAATATGGCGCATCCGTTTAACCGAAACGAAATCGAATCCGCGACTCTCGGAGTCCTAACCCGCCTTGCGCTTTGGTTCGACTTAGAAAACCGCGGCACGGTTTTTACCGGCCATGACGTTTCCGGAATCCTCATCGGCGCATGGCACTCCTATGAGAGTTCCAAAGGCGATACCGCTGAAATCGCGTCCCAGCCTTTAGACTTGGCTCATGAAAAGAGCCGCACTGTACGCGAGGGTATCAACGACGGACAAGGGGCAAGATCCCGGGATGCAGTTCAAAGAAATGATGGAGGACTGCAAACGCCGAAAGTGGACGCCGGTTAAGTTTCAGGATGTGGGATGGAGCGGCAGCAAGGAACATCGGCCAGGATTCGATCAAATGATGAACGAAGTACGCCGCGGGAAGATAGACGTTGTAATGGTCTACAAGTTTGACCGCTTTGCCCGCTCACTGAAGCAATTGATCCTCGCCCTGGAGGAGTTCAACGCGCGCAATGTTCAATTCATAAGCGTTCACGAACATCTCGACACAACAACCTCGATGGGGAGATTCGTTTTCCAGATTATTGGCGCGATTGCTGAATTTGAGCGCGAGTTGACGCGGGAAAGAGTGCGCTCCGGAATTGCGCACGCCCGCGCCCAAGGAAAACATTTGGGAAGGCCGCGCGCGAACTTGAATACCGACTATATCCGCAAACGCCGCGCACAGGGCCATCGTTGGGACGTGATCGCAACCGAATTGCAGGTTTCTAAGGAGACTTGCCGCCGAGCGCTCGTAAACGCCACAAAAGGCCCTAAAAAATGCGCCCGTAAGTGATTGATTTCATGAATGCGATTTTTCGCACATTGAGAACGCGATTAACATCTCTTTTTGAGGTTCTTAAGGAAATGAGCTTCTTCGTTGAAGAATTCAGGCTGCATCACAAATTCGACGGCGACACCTGCCCGAAGTGCGGCAATGCAATTTGTGAGTGCCACGGCTGTTTAACTTGCGGCTTCAATCCCAAGCCCACCACAGCGCCGCTAACCCCGCAGCTCCAAGAAGGACCGGCGCCAACACCGTTGGGTCAAGAGAAAAGATAGAAGAAGTGTCCAACGATGCGGAGGCGTCTCCGCTCGAATCCACTGGCGAAGCTACAGCAACGGCCGTGCTCACATTCTGCGCATTTGAATCGGCAATTCCGAGGACCGTAGAAACATAATTTAAGACCGTCACGGGAACTGACTTCCCCGAATCAACGTTTCCGCTTCCCCAGTTATAGGCAGCGAGGGCCGTATTCCAGTTCCCGTACTTCGCGTAGAGCTGTTTTAAATAAGAGACGCCAATACTGATGTTGCTGGAAAGATCTGATATTGGTTGGCCTGGGAAGCTCGAGGGCATCAACTGGAATAATCCGAGTTCGCCGGCCGCTCCTACCGCGTTTGGATTGAAGCTGGATTCGTGCTGCGCTACGGCAAGCGCGATCGAGGATGGAACGCCTTGCGCGTTGGCTTCCTGGACGATCTGGGATTGGATGTCAGAAGAAGCCATTTCAATTCTCTGCTACCCACGCACCGTTTTTGCATCCGTAGGCGGTTGAAAAGTTTCCGCTGTCAGTCCGAAGATACTGCCACCCGTTGCGCGCTGATGTGCAGAGACCGGATGCAGGAAGGCCGGTGTTTTTATAGGTTCCGATATTCCCCTGAAAATCGAGGAATCCATTCGGAGGTTGCGTACCTACCACGATCGGGGTTGCGAAGTCGGTAGTAAAACCGCCTATAGATGGAGTATCCCCGCCAAGAATGTAGTACGCTTCTGCTTCACTGCCGCCTGAATCTTGATCCCCTCCCCAGATAGAAATGTTTGTCGCATTGGTAGTGAAGCCAGCTTCAGTTTGTGCGCTCGCCGCTGCCACTCCATTGCCACGTGTGGAAACGTTTGCAACCGCTGTTTCGGGGCAGGCTATCGTTGCGCCGCTATAAGAATTTGCCCAAAGATTCCCGCCTGTGATTGATGGAGCTACGCTCGGATCGCAGGCGCTTGTGATTGTGATTCCATCCCCAACATTGGTTGCCGTTTGCGTGGCTTGCGCGAATCCTGCCGTCCCGGTGAACGTTCCCGCCTGCTCGGAGTAAACGCCGGAGATGATTGCGTTTCGCCCGCCGTTTGAGCCGAGATCAAGATAGATGCCGGAGTTATTGTTTTGACTGGCGAAGATGCCAGATGCCCAAAAGTCAGCGAGGCCCGAAGTGGTAGCCGCCGAACACGAGATATGGAATCCGTACTGCTCGTTACCGAATGCTTGCGCCCATCCTGAGAAATGTGGCGAGGTTCCTTGGACACTGGTGAACGCAGCGGGGCAGGTAGCATCATACCCGCTCCCTAAATTCTGTTCGCTCAGGGTTCCGCGAACTTCCCATTGCAGCGTCTTATGAGTGGCGTCGGGAACAAAGTGGAATCCATCACCGTTGCCGAATTCAGCGACCGAGCGGTCTATCTCGCTGTACGTCGTCCAGCCTAAATCGTAGTTGTGATAGTTGAAGTTCGCGTGAACGTTTTCAATCTTGGCCCGCGAAGCTCCGCCCAGAATTTGCAGTCCATCTCCACAGGTGCTCGATAACGCCCCGCCCGCGCACGTCGGACTGTTTGTGATGTGCTGGAAGGTAAGATTTTCAATCTGCGGTGCGCTCAACCCGCTGCCGCTCACGGTTAAATCGGGCGAGGAAGCAGTTGCGCATTGAAAGACCGCGCCGCCTTCGCTCAATCCCGTCAGCCGCACGTTAGCGACCGTCAGCGTCAAGCCGCACGCGGCATAAGTTCCACTGAATAGCAGCTGAGACCCGGAAGTCGCTGAGTTTAAGAAAGTCTGAATCGCCGACTGACTCGATCCCGGAGTGACGTAGATAATCGCCGCTGGTAACCCGCTTGAACTTCCGCAGGGATTTGAGGTTGTGGTCAGCAAGCCGAGCGTCCCAGCTTGTAAACAGTTTCCCGGCGTGAGGGCTGAATCTAAAAGGGACACAAAAGTAGGACCGTTGTTGAACACAGCAAGCCCAGTTCCAGTGGGATTGGTTAACGTTCCAAAGAATTGCGCCGAAGTAGTAGAGGCAAACTGCGAAAGCGGATTGGCCGTGAGTCCGATACCTGCCGGAAGATCGGAGAGGCCAGCTACGGCGGTTACATTCAGAGCCGTGCGCTTGAGGAGTCCATTTGCGCCGGGATCCGCGAGTCCGCCGCCAAGATTTTGCTGGATTCCATTAACCCTGAAAATGATGGCGCTTGCCCCCGCTCCCGTTGGTTCGTTGTCTATGGTCGCGAGCAAGGAACCCGGATTCAATGTCGTGACGGTATAGCTCGACAAAGAATTCGACTGGACGTTTGCCGAACTGGTAGAGGTCGCAGTCAGGACCGCGCAGTTGCAGGCTCCGCTCGGCTGCGAGGGAGTCGTTGTCATCAAGAGATCGTAGGAGTTTGCGCCCAGAACTTTGTTCCACGAAATGAAGCAGTAATTTCCGCTGGTTAAAGTTTGTGGAGCGTTGAAGCAGGGGAAGGGACCGGAGAGAGAAGAGTTTCCTACCGTGAATTCCGAAGCCAGCCAAAAATAGTAAGTGCTCGAGCCAGGCTGTCCGACAACCGATGGAGCGCCCGCGACGTTGGGCGGTTGCGGAGTTGAGCTCAGTGGAAGATAGATAGTCTGCGCTGTGACGCTCTGTCCTAGTGCGCCCGCGCAAAGCAAAAGAACGACTCCAGCGACCTTAGCGATCTGAGATTGGATGTCAGTCATTAGCGTGTCTAGTGTCCGCTGCAGGAGAGCCAAAGAGTGTCTGTGCCCGTTCCTGCGAGGGTAACGGTAGTAGCTGACGCTGGGACCGCCTTACAGGCGTTCACGGCGGTTTGATCCGTGCAGGTGCAACCGAAAGTTGAAGAACTGGTGAAAGTGAAAGAGTTCGCAAAAGTGTGGGTCGCGGCACCGGCGGTCAAAGCTTGCGTATTGGTATAAATCTTTTCGGCGGTGGTAAGCGTGCCAGCTTCGAACGCGCGCGGATGATTCGACAGCGTAAGATTTGCGACGGCTGTAGTGCTCGAAATCGAAAAGGGCGCAGTTCCCGTCGCCAAAGTAGAAACGAACTGCCCGGAAAGGGTGGCGCTATTATCATTTTTCAGCAGCAACCCGCCGAACAAGAAGGCATTTCCACCGGTAGAGGTTTCGGAATAGAGCGGGTCGTAACAGGCGTTCTGATTTTGCAGGAAGGTGCTCGAAAGAACGTGATCGTTGACCGCGTTATGCCCGGTCCCACCGGTGATGGTGCCGCAAAGTCTAAGGCCATTCAGCAGCGCCGGCGAACTTTCGCTGACGTCGAAGGCGTAAACAGTGGACCCGGCGGGCTCACGAAGGAAGTGGTAGTTGCTTATGGCAACGCCTTGCACGTCTCGCAGCTTCCCGAGCGCCGTAGTGGTATCTGACGAATTGCTCTCCACGTAAAGAGAGGGAATCGTGATTTCTGATAGTTCGTGGCCATTGCCGTTAAATTCAAAAACATATTGCCCGACTCCGGGATGGCCCCAATCCGGACGACCCCCGAAGTCCACATTCTGACCGCAGCTTGCAAAGGCGCAGTCAATAACCAAGTCCCGCGCTCCCGCGGCATGGCTGCCATCAAGCAATAGATCCGGCAGATGTACGGAGTTGAAGCCCACTACGGAATTAAGGTCATGGATATGAAGCAAAATCGTAGTGGCGGATGTTGTCGATCCGCCGACCGTAAAGGAAGCGAAAGTCGAATCGAAGACGCCTTGCAAATCAACCAGCGAGTCAGTAACCGTGCTGCTTGCGGCCGTGTTCCCGGTAAATTCCAACCCCTGGTCGAAGATGTGTGTGGCAAGCCCCTGTGCGGTATCGGGCAGAGTCACGAGCAGGGCGGTAGGCGCGGCACCAGAACCGAGCGTTATCTGAGTCATGTTTGTTCCCTGGCCGTCACCCTTAATGGTGGTGCCGGAATACTGGCTAAAGCAGGGAGTGCCGCTCATGGTGCAAATGTAATCCACGCCCGTGCCAAGCAAGAGCGTAACTGCGGTAGGAGTCACATTGCCGATCGCTACGGTCGCAGCCACCGTCTGATTTCCCACTAAACCCCGTGCATCGCATATTCCACCGGGACCATTAAGCTCCGCCGAGGTAATGCAGGTATTCAATTTCACGTCGGCAGTCAAACCTGAAAGGCGGTCCGCCAAGAAAACATTATTTAATTTCGTAAAGGAGCCGGTATTCGGAGTGGTGCTTCCAATCGGACCCGGCGCCAAAAAAAATGCGGTTGTCGCCAGTTTAGTTGTGCTGTCGCCTGCGGTCGGTGTGGGAGCTGATGGCGCGCCGGTTAAAGCTGGCGAAGCGAGCGGTGCGGCGCCCGTAATCTGCCCGACAGAATAATCTCCGGACGTGGCAACTACCGCTCCCGTTCTCCCAAACACGCTTGTCGGCGCACCGGTGATCTGGCCAATCGAATAATCCCCGCTCTGCCCGGTGACCGCGCCGGTCCTTCCGAATACAGTGCTAATTGGCGAACTGCCTCCTCCGATGCTCAAGTCCGCGACCTGCACGCCATTCTGCCGATAGATCAAATGAGATTGCCCAGCGCCAACGGGTTCGTTGTCCAAGGTGATATTGAGGGCGTTCACGTTGACGGGTGAGACGGTGTAAGAATTCAGACTGTTCGATTGATCGTTGATCACCCCAGAAGTTATTCCGGTCGCTACGGCGCAATTGCACGCGCCAGATGGTGCGAATGGAATGGAGGTGCGGAGAACATCCACACTGACGATGCCGAGCGGGTAGTTTGGGGAAACCTGATTATAGTTCGTGCCGGATAGCGTACTGGCCGCACCTAAAACGTTTCCCACGAAGTAAGGCGATCCCGCGCCAATCAGGTAGTTGGGAACTGTCCAGTAGAAGTACGTTGCGTTGCCGGGATTGCCGATGCGAGTGACGGTTGCGCTTGCGGGCTGAAGATTCTGTGATATCGGGAAAGTTATTTGCTGGGTAATGACGGGGGCTTGCGCCCACAGAAACACCGGAGCTAAAAGGATTTGCGCGAAAATGAAGCGGAGAAGTTTGTTCATCTGATCCCTAGAAAATACTGCACGGCCAGCTTTATCCCTTCGAAGCCCACTACCAGCAAGCCGCTCGTTACTCAGAGTTTGAGTTGCGCTTTCGATAACTTTGCCGTGAGAATTGAGATTTGCGCGGCCGCTTCGGATTGCGATTTGCGATATTTGTCGTAGTAACTGTTTACGTCTTTCTTGAGGTCCGCTATCTCGTCGCGGTATTTTTGCAGCATGGCTTGAAGGACGATTTCGGGTAGGTCTGCCATAGGTTGTGGTCCAAGCTGTGGTCCATCCGGCCACGGCGCGAGGTCGTGAAACTGTGAACTTTCGGTCGCGATCTTGGCGGAAACGACCGCAACAATCAGAGACTCGCTTGCCAGCCTCTCTTGCTCCTGCTCGGGAAGTTCCATGTAGCGCTCGAGTACTTCCTCGGCAAAGGCCATGTACCAGTTAATCGAGAACGGCGACAAATCATTTTCTAAGTGTTCGCCGCCGTCCACCATGCGGATGACAATACAGCGAAATGTGTATCTCGCCTTAGTCTGTGTACAGTTCGCATCTTTCCTGATTCTTTCCTAGGAAACGAACAAATTAGAACTGCGCGTAGGTGACGCTTCCTTGCACTGTGGTCGTGATCGCGCCCGCAGCGAGGCAAACGTTTTGACCGAATGGAGCCTTCACGAGTGAGCCGAAGGGCCCACCTGCAAAAAATAGAAGCGGCGTATTCGCACTTGTGGCCAATGGTCCCCAGCGATTAAAGCCGAACGTCGAACAGGTAGCGCCGCCGCCCGTCGAGAGTGCAATCGTCCCGTTCCCCGGCGCTGCTACGAAGCTAAGAGCGATAGAGCAGACGTAAATATTGGTGCCCGCAACTCCGGAGATTATGTTGGTCGTTGTGCCGGTGGCCACGCTGAAAATAGCCTGCTGATCGCATACCGCTGGGGTTGTGGCGCCCAGGCTATTGATCGCTGGCGGAAAGACTGAAATGGTTCCCTGAGTTCCGGAGTACCAGATGCTTACGGTTCCTCCGCTGATAGAAAGCACGTTGATCGCGGGATAGGTGAAGTAATTTCCGACTTGGATAGTGTTGCAATTGTTCCCGTTCAATTGCGCGAGCGGTGGACCGTAAACCGGAGAGATCTGGGTGTAGTGGGAAGAAACGTTGTCGGGACTTTCTTCCACGATGAGCTGAAGCGTGGTCGCTGAACTGCAATAAGTGAAAAGGTGTGCGCCCGCACCAATCTGATTTGCTGCGGGCACCACGACGCGGCCGGTCGCGCTTGAGTTATTCAGCAATTGCACGGTGGTCGTCAGATTGTTGTTAGTTCCCTGCCCGTGCGCGAGGCCTGAGAAAAAAAGAGCTGCGACAATCAATAATGCTTTGATCTTCATGGATGCTCCACTGCTGGCGGTTTTCCGTATCCGGCTTCGCGATAAATGCTCAAGACTTTCAGGGCGCGATCGGGATCTGTGGACCAGGTCTTTGAAACTTCTTTTATGTACGTCTCTGCGTCGGGAGCTCGCAGCGCGGCCGCGTAATGCGGGTAGTCGTGACAGAGACGTTGCAGTGTGGCGGCGCGATCGCTAAAACAGAGCGCGGTTGATGGGTAGTGAATCCATTTCGCGTCTTGCGGTATCCACTTTCCGCCGATGACTTCCTTGCTGGGGAGAATCGCGGTTCCGTATTCCGGGTGAAGGTGCTGCTTCATCCCGAATAGATTGTTGTCCTGGATGGCGAGAAGAGAACGGCCGTAAGAGGATTCGAGCGCTGCCTCGCACGCGGCCATTTTTGGGAATGGATGCTCTGCAACTTCCGCAGAGATAGCGCAGTCGTGAATGAATTTGAATTGCTCCGGCGTCAAGCGCTTCTCCTCCCTACAGCTTTTCAGGCCGATTCCGCTATTACTTCCCGAATCGCCTTGCAGATGTCGCACGGACATCCCTCTTCCCTATGTTTCAGGTGCAGAGCACCGAAGAGTCCGAACTTCGCCTCGATGAATTGCTTGAGGTCCGCTTTGGTTTCGGGTTTAAGTGTGGGTTCGCTCATTTCGCGCTAGGAGCGGGGGCGGCATTCAGCACCGTCACCACGGAATTGATGTAGGAAGTTACGGCAGCGGTATCGCTCGGCCTGCCCGCATCAGTCAAACCTTGAGCGATAACTGGTTCGGAAATTTGCAGGACGTCGGCGAGTTTTTGCGCGCCGGTCCCGTTTTGCTTGCCGAGAGCCGCGTACTTCTGTTCGGCGAGAACTACCGCCGAAACGGTTGTGTTGAATAACGAGCCCAGGCTGGGAGCGAAAATACTCACGGCGGTTTCGCCCATTGTCGCGGCGTAGGGCAGGATGGCGTTCAAACCTTTTACGAAGTCCTTGCCGATTGCTTCAAGAAAGGAGATTGCTTTGTTGCTCATCTGTTTTTCTCCTGTTGATTGTTGTTAATTTCCTGTCGCCGCTTTCGGCGTGTCGCCGGTCGCGCTAGTCGTAGCGGGTGACGGCGGAATAATCTGCCCGAGTTCCACACGGAATGCGGGAAAGAATCCGAGGATCTGATAAATGACCGTGCAGGAAAGCAATCCGGCCATGCCGGCGAGGCCCCAGGTAGTTGCCTTGAGTCCGGCCGCGAGCAACGGCGATTCAATTTTCCCGATGACGTAAAGCTGAATCGGAACTTGGAGGCAGAGACAAAGGAAGGCGCGCGCCAGCAAGTTTTTGGAGTTGAGCAGAATCCACAGCCCCACGCCGCGAAAATCGGCAGTGAGTCCGTTCGAAGTTGAGCGAACAGAATTTGGCGCCTGTAGCATTACGAAAACCAGCCAGCCAAGCCAGTACATGAAGAGGTCAACCATGGTTCCCTTTCCTAACTTTGCAAGCTTGGGGGCAGAATCGCTTCGGATAAAGGCAACGTCCATCCGTGAAAGCGCGCTGCGGTTGTGCCTGGCGGTGGAATCTTGCCAGCCGGTACCTGCACAGTCACGTTGATGACGTCACCTTCGATTAAGAGAATTTCAGTGTCATTCGGCGCGGCGTAGGTTCCTACCTGCGACGTGAGGTTATTCAAACCTTTGACGCCTGCGCCGTTTACTACTACTTGCCAGAGCACGTTGCCGGTTCCGTCCGGAGGATTTCCGCCGATGTGCACGATCGCGATCTTGTTGATAACCGCAATGGCTCCCTGTGGCGCGGTGTACGTCAGAACTACGACTGCGGCCGCTCCCGCTGCCGGATATGCCGTGAAAAGATTCGGCGTTTGAATGAAAGCCTTCGAATCAGAGGGCGGCAAAAACATGGTTAGGTTCTGATTCAAGTACGACGGCTGATTTGCCGCCACGCTGGCCAGATTGGACGCTGCGAGCTTTTGATAGTCCGACCAGGTGCGATCGTTGAAGTCTGGCAAAGAAGATGACGCATCGCCCAGACGCCCGAGATGGTGACCGCGCAGCCGACGTTCTAGTTGCTGAAGGTTCACTTGTTTCCTTGGGGCGACATCTGCCCAGCGAATAACACGACCTGAATCGAGGTCACGGCTGGCGCGACCGGGCTGCCGAGATTCTTTACCTGGCACTCGATCGAGTCTCCCGGTAAAAACAAATGCGGCTGGCGAAGGATCGCCGGATTTCCGAGTTTCCCCAGAACTTCGGCGTTGAAAACGTCGCGATTGAAAAAGCGATACTGGCTTCCGTTGTGAGTATGGAAAATATTCAGATTGAAGCCGAGATTCGAATTCCCCGGGCCGGTGTTGTCATTCGATACGCCTGCCATGCCCCAAAGGAAAGTAGGAACCATGATCTGAACGGTCTGGTTCTGCGTGTCGAGGGCGGCGAGGCCTGGCGCTGGCCCGAACAGTCCCCAGCCGAAGCCGATTGCCTGGAAGTCGAGGTCTTGGGGCAGATTTAAAAGCTTGGGGAGATAGTGGCGGTTGCGCAATTTGCGCTGAGGGAAAAAAAGCGGGGTTATCCGGTAATCGGCAAACTGCTGGGTTGCCAAAGCAGCGATGTCTTTAATAGATAGCACAAGCGTTTGATTGCTCCCTGTTATTGCGCACTCTCGCCCAGGTTGCGGCCGATGAAGGCCAAAGCCACAGTGTTGCCCGCGCCGCTGAGCTCGTTGAGCGTGACCTGAATCGAGCTTCTTTGCGCGAAGGTATAGGGGGAGAGTAAGGGGAACGGGTTTTGCCCATTGCCCAGCATTTCGGATGAATGAATCGCGATATTAGAGAACTGGCGCGAGGTGCCGAGATCGGTGATCAGGAACGAGAACGCGCCGGTAGATTCGCCGGTCAGTTCGAGCCATTCAAAATCCCAATTGACAATGGTGACGACGGCTTGAAGATTCGCTTGGTTTGCTCCGAGAACTACGGGCGCCATGCGATAGGTGTAGAAGAGGCCGGAGCGTGGGTCTACGCCGCTCCCGTCACAGACCGGACACTTCTGTATACCCAAAGTTCCTTGTATCGCTTTCGCGCCTTTGCAGTAGGTGCACGGTTTTTTTTGGGTAGTCGCCACTGCCACCTTCGCGTTTCAAAGTTAAGCGGGAAGGCCTTGGAGGCTCTTCCCGCCGAGGGGTACAACCATGCAGCTTAGGAAACGCCGCGTTCCAAATTGCCGTCGAGGTAGACGGTGATTACAGTCCCGACGCCGGGAGGGTTGGTGGAATTCGCGGTCAAGTTGAAAGCGGTTTCCGGATTCAGGCTGACGGAGAATTGCTCCGTCTCTTCGATCGTGATCGGGATATCGAGCAATCCCGCATCCGAGCTCAGCGGTCCGTTCGAGGTGGAAAATACCGGAGCGGAACCGGCCGGCGGAACTCCGACGTTTGCAGCCGCGTCCACTTTCCAGCCGCGGCCTGCGGGGAACATGGACAGCGGACCTTGCTGATAAACCTTGGATCCGATGGCAAGCTGGAAGCTCACATTCTGGAGAAGGTTTTGCAAGTCTGCGGGAATCGTGTTGTTCGAGATGTGGGCGCAGATTTTGTAAATCGTGAAACGCTGCGGAGTGGGAAGCGATCCGGCCTGCGACAGATTGGTTTGCGCCAAAGTCTTCCCAGCCTGGCCAAGCGGCGATTGAAACAAAATCGTTCGCGTGAAAGCCGCGGACTGGGCGAAGGACACCTGATCGTACAAGGAGTACGAAAGCGACTGAACCACGCCGCCGATGTTGGGATTGTGGGCGCGTCGAAGATTATCAAACCCCATGCGCGCGAAAAGCGATTCGCGATGCGCCTGTTTCCGCGAAAGTTGACGGGATACGAATCGTGATGCTTGGCGCTCTTGGCGTTCTTCACTGCGGGCTGCTGTATTCATAGCGGTTTCACACCTTCTTTGAAAGTTTTCTCACTCCCCGCATGGCGGGGTTAAAACTTTTGCCTCAATGCCTCTTAGCGGCTGTACGGACTCTTAAAAGCCCTTCCGGTTGTCGCTGCACCACTTGCCACAGCGCCCGCCTGGGCTGCACTAGGAGCCGCTATCGGCGTTCCTGCTGGGGCCGCAAGCGCATAACTTCCGCCCGCTGTCGTAGTAGGCAGAGCATAATTTCTCGCGCTGTAGTAGCCGAGATAATCGCCGTTGCCAAGACCGGACATCGAGACGTTGCCAGAAACCTGTTCTTGCCAGACGCGCTTGATCAGCGCTCCGAAGCCGCCAGCGATGACGCCTTCCGCGACCTTTGGCCCAGAAAACTTGTTTGCCGCCCAGGCTAGAACCAAGGTTGCGACGGCATCGCCGGCATAGCCCATGAATCCAGCGTTCGAAGTGTTCAAAAGCATCTGGGTTAAGTACCCGGAGCCAATCGCGCCGCCGAAGGCACCGAGGCCGAGTTTCAAAATGTCAGAGGATCCCATCCCTATCGGGTTGCGGCTGCGCGAGTGACGGCGCCGCATACTGAAAGGATTCTTGGCGCGACGACTGCGACGATGACGGGGAAATGCGGAATTGCGTGCGCGTCTGTTGCGAGACTTTTTTCTTCGTGGATTCGCCATAAGATAGATCACTCCATTGCGCTTGCGATGGGATTTTCTCGGGTTCACAAGTTTCATCGTTGTAACCGTAGGCATCGCAAAAAATTGGCCCTTAAAAACGAATAGCCAACGCTGCAACTTGTGCAGGGTTGGCTCACCAATTCAGAACTCTTAATCTACTGCTTCGACAGAAACAAGAATGCCCTAGTCCGGTTTCGCGCTCAAGGAAAAAGTGTGATTTTCAGTTACCAGCGGTAGCAGGAAGAGGACCGTGAGCGAGAACGATAGCTTTGTCGCAGGCTTCCGCTTGATCTCTGAGTGCGCGCCCTATGGTGCGAGCGTTCTTCGAATCCAGCGTAAAGGCCATGGCCAGCAGTCCGGATTCAACGATCAGTTGCACGGCAAAGGTTCCGTTCGGAAGCTGGATCTTGTTTACCTGGACGGGAGTGGCGATTGCGGGATTGGGAGTGCTCATCGGCTGGCCCGCTTCGCGATTCCGCCCATTAGAAAAGCCTGATGCGCTTTTTCATCCACCATTAAACACATGCCATCCCCGTACACGTCCGTCATCACGTCGAAGATGTAGGGAGTGACGGCGCGGTTTGCTCCGGGGAGCGGACGAACTGAGAAACGGATGATTGGACCTAACGCCTGCATGCCGCCGTATTCTCCACAGGCGAATTCGCGCGGATCGTGAATCGTTTCTTTCGACTGGAATTTCCGCCCATGGCAATCGGGACAGAGGCCTTTGCTGGAATCGTAGCTTCCGGCTGCTAGGCCAGTAGCTTTATTTCCGAGGCCACGACAGGAAGAGCATGGAGCTTCGCCGGTGCCTTTGCAGGAAACGCACTCGCGAGGTCCATTCGGAAGATGCTGCGTTCCGGAGCCGCCGCAGTACTGCGCTTCGCAAATCTTTTCGCCTTTGCCGTTACACACGTCACAGACCGCGAGACATGATTCGCAGAAATCCTCAGAGATTTCCACATGCGGCGGTATCCCTTCCCAGGGAGAGACGATTACTAACTGATTCATGGTGCGGGCTTGAGCTATGGCGGGACCTGATTTCCGGAAGTCAATTAACGGAGCTTTGGCGTTCGGGTCGCGGGGCTGAATGTTTACGAAACTAAGATGACCGAGAACGTCGAATTCGCCTTTGCGGATTACGTCGCGCATCGGCTGCAATGTTTTATTGAGCCAGGCGAGGTCGCGCTTATCAACAAGAACGGGTTCTGGCTTGGGTTGTGACTTTGCGCGGGGAGCGGGTTTGGCGTGAACTGGCAAAGCTACTTCTTTATCCCGAGCGCTTTTTGCATCTGGTCGCGCTGCTCTTTCGCCATCTCGATTTGAGTACGCTGGTTTTGGACGTGCTCTTTGAAGCAATCCCAGAGGCCTTGGAGAATGGCTTTGGTTTCGGGTGCGAAGTCAATGGTGTAGGTCATTGGTATGGTACCTTCCACTCAACATCATCGAGGCCGCGAAGCCAGTCAATTGCCTTCGCCTCCGTCATGTCGCCCTTTTGGTGCCACTTCTTGTCATTGACGACGCACCAGAGTTCAAGTGGGCTTAAGCCTCCGCGTTCCGCTAGGTGCGTCAACGTTTGCGAATGATTACTCTGGGCCTGCTCGTCGTGATCCTTTACTAGCTCCCACGAAACGCTGCGAGGATAGGGCGTGCGATTACGGCGAGCTTCGTAGGCTTCGTCCGTCTGCCCACTCAATACCGGATACCGACCAGCCAATTAGGCTACTTCTTCGCCTTCTTCGTCCGATTCCTCTAGGGGCTCGGCTGGTTCGTGCTCGCCTTCGTGACCTTCGTCGAGTCCGCAGACTGCATGGACGGGAGAGGGATAGCCTTTGGTGGTTTTTGTGAAGTGCGCGTTGCAGGGTGCTTTTTCTTTTTTGGTCATCATTTCACCTCAGTCTACAATTCCTTCCGGCTTGATCCGATAGGATCCGCCGAGAAGGTAAAGCCGTCGTTTGACCCGATTGTACATAAGACGCGGATTCAGCCCATTGTCGCCGGGGAATCCTCCCGACTCTTCGCCCAGGCAGTGAAAGTAAACCTGCGGCTTGAATTGGTCGAAGCCTTTCTCCGCGTGGTACTCCAAAACCATGCATGGGCCAAGGTCTAAAAGGTCTTTGTGAATGTCCACGTGGAACTTCGGAAGGTATTCGGAGATGTCCTGGTTTCCGCCCACAAAATAAATCTGCCGGCCGCTCGGTTCGGATGCGACGTGCGGGGGATTCTGGCGCGGATGGAATTTAATTTGGACGCACCATCCTTCGTCTTCTCCCTCTTGTTGCTTGATCGCAGTGATGCCGCGAGTATCGTTTATTTCGAGATCGACGCGCTCGCCGACGTAAAGCGATACGGCGATGCCAAGTTGAGCTAGAGACTTATGAGAGTTGTAGTCAGCATCATCTGGAAAGTCTGTAACGCGGCGACCGGCACGGCCATGGAACTGCTTATAAAGATCGGCAGATGACGGCGGATTCTTTTTGCGCTTTGGATTCTTGTGCGCTTTCCTGAAAGCGATTTCGCGCGCGAAGGATTTGCGTTTCCCTTTCGGAGTTTCATGGATTACCTTTCCGCCTGCGTCGTGAGCTCCGCGAGTGTGCTCTACCGCTGCTTGAACGTATTCGCCTAAAGTCTTTGCTCCGGGATTGAACTGGCGCGTTCGAACGCCGCGGCCGATTCGTGCGTCTCGCTTCCCTTCCCTTGTATTGCAGCTTTTGCAGCGATAGTCAAGATTCGATCTGCGGGTATTCGATTCGTCGCCGTCTTTGTGAGCGCGGACTAGATTCCGAGTTGAGCCGCATCGCCCGCCATTAATGATTGCGTTGCAGCGTCGAGGTCCGAAGGGTTTGCATGCCGGATGATTGGCGCGGTATCGCTTGGCTCGGTCCGTGATCTGGTGGACGGGCTTTCGACCTACTCCGCATTTTGGTTTACGCTTCATCGGCTTCCGGCTCGTCTTGATCTGAGAACGTCTCGATTTGCAAATCGTAAGGCGATGGATCGCCTTTCAGCCGAACGCGAATGGCTGCCGATATGTGGACAGAGTCGCATGGTGAGCCGATATCGTTGCGCACGGCGATTCTGGCGCCGGTAACGTAAGTGCCAACCATCAGTTCGAGGGTGCGCCTCTTCTCGTCAGATAACAGGCGCCCTACTTCGCATTTGAGTTTAGGTTTCATGCGCTTTTCGAATCTCTATAAATTGAGCGAAATGTTTCTTTTGCTTCGTACTCAGCTTTTACGTTCTTCACGGTTTCATTGAAGATGCCAAAACATGCGCCGAACCCTACTATGAGCCCGAGTCCGAAATTGAGCACGAAATGCATGGGGCTTTAAGAAAAAAACAACTTGGACATTGCCGCAACTCTATGGCCCTTCCGTCGCGCGTGAAAACAAAATAACCAGAGGCTTGCAGCTTGATCGAAGGTGTTGTTTTAAGAATGCAAAGCGGGCAATGTTCATTATCCAACTTTCATCTCCCCGGTTCGCGCCTCAAGCTCCGGCTTCATAGAAACTTTCCCACGATGTAAGAGGCCAGCGCTTTTCTTCCGTTTGGATTTTTTGCGGCGAAGATCACGTCCGCATCTGGGCGGCCTACTCCGCGCTTGAGTTTGCGTTTCATTTGTCCAGTTCTTCTTCGTGTCCGCACTTGCACGAACAGTCCAACTTGGTACACATCGAATGATTGTTTCGTTTGCAAGCCGCGCTGACTACGCCGCGCTCTGGATGCGGATATCGCGATGCGGTTGGCCGACGTCCACCTATATCGGGCAGAGCGGAGAAACTCGGGGCCGAATGATTAATGGTCATAAGAACTTATCCACGATGTACGAGGCCAGCGCTTTTCTTCCGGCTGGATTCTTGGCGGCGAAGATCGCCTTGTGCATTACGTGTTCCATGCTCTGCCCCATTCCGACTAGAAGCCATCCGAACAGGTGAGCCATGTTGCAGAAGTGGAACGTCTTGCCGCTGGCTGAATTATTCAGCGTCAACGGAAGATGCTTCTCTTCGTCGCATTCATTGAAGGCGCACTTCAT